TTTTGGAGATGTTATTTTTGAAACGTCTGACAAACGGATTCTTAATTTTTCAGGATTTAGAAGAGATACAGAAAGTAGATTTGCATTACATGAAGTGATTGGGAAGAAGCCAAAAACAGAATATATTGGCCCAGGTTTAGATACAGTTACGTTTACAGTTAATTTAAATGGTAATTTTGGTATAAAACCTCGAGATGAAATGGATAAGTGGATTATATTAGCGAGAAGTGGACAGGCAGAAATACTTGTTATCGGAGAAAAAGCAATTGGAGTAGATAAGTGGATTGTAAAAAATGTAAGCGAAGCATGGGATACTTTTTTTAACAATGGAGAATTGTTTAAAGGAAAAATTAGTGTAACGCTTGAAGAGTATGTATCGTGGATGTGATGTTATGAATGGCATTGATTTAAATAACGTAAAACTTTTAGTAAACTTTAATGCTGTAGGTGTTGATGAAATACTTCAAAATATTAAGATGTTATTTTCAACACCTGCAGGGACAGTGCCTTTTGATCGAGATTTTGGGATTAATTGGGATATTGTTAATAAGCCTATTGTGATAGCAAAAGGTTTATTGACAGTAGAGTATATAGAAAAAGTACGGAAGTATGAGCCAAGAGCACAGGTAAAGCAAGTAACATTTGAATATGACTCTATTAGTGGATCGTTAATTCCAAAGGTGGTGATTAACCTTGTCTAATATTGAGGCATTTAGCAAATTACCAGACGTAAATTTTGTTGATAAAGATGTTGAAACATTGCTAGCAAACATGATTTCAGATTATGAAGAAGCATATTTTGAATCTACAGGACAGAAAAAAACATTAACTCCTGGAGATCCAATTCGTATATGGATATATTCCCAGGCATTGCGTATATATACAGCATACCAACTGATTGATTATTCAGCAAAGCAGAACCTTTTAAAATATGCTGAGGGAGACTACTTGGATAATATCGGGGCTAGAATTGGTGTAAAAAGACTTGAAGCAAAAGCAGCTGAAGCAACAGTTCGTTTTACTTTGTCTGCTGTACAAAGTTCGGCGGTAAGTATCCCGCAAGGTACACGTGTGAGTCCAGGAAATAATGTATATTTTGCAACTACACAGTATGCAGAAATACCTGCTGGCAGTACATATGTTGATGTTAAAGTAGAATGTACAGAAACAGGGACTGTAGGAAATGGATATACTACTGGTCAGATTAATATCTTAGTTGACCCTATTCAATATATTGCAAGCGTGGCAAATCTAGATACATCTCAAGGTGGAGTTGATAGGGAAAGTGATGATAGTCTGAAAGAAAGAATTTTCCTGAAACCAGAGTCGTTTTCAGTGGCTGGCCCCAAGGACGCATATGTTTTCTTTACTAAAGAGTACAACCAGAGCATTGAGGATGTAAGCGTATCGTCCCCATCTGCCGGCAACATTGATGTAAGATTTATACTGAAGGATGGAGAGATACCGGACGCAACGATAATCCAAGGTGTGCAGGATTATCTAAGCGACGAAACCAGACGTCCATTAACGGACAATGTAACCGTCCAAGCTCCCACACAGGTTAATTATGATATCAACATTACATATTATATTCGGACTGCTGATAAGGATTTTGTATCTTCTATACAGTCAAAAGTAGACCAAGCAGTAGAGGATTATAAAAAATGGCAAAAATCGAAAATTGGACGGGATATTAATCCATCGGAACTAATTGCCCGAGTCATAAATGCAGGGGCAAAGAGAGTAGAAGTAACTGCTCCTGTATATACTGCAGTATCAAATACACAGGTTGCTTCAGATGGAATAACAACAGTGATATATGGGGGTCTTGAGGATGAGTAAAAGTATTTATGACATTACTTTACTTGAGCTTCTTCCAGAGAACTTAAGGAATGATCCGGATATAATTGCTGCATCTGCAGCTGTTGACCAAGAATTTCAGTTAATGGTCCAGGCAATTAGTAATTGTTTGATTTTTGTGGACATAGATAATGTCAGCGAAGAAGTTGTAGATCTGCTTGCTGCAGAGATGGGCGCTGATTTCTATGAACAGGATTTACCGTTGGCAAATAAACGACAGATAGTAAAAAATGCTTATTTATATAAGTACACGAAAGGAACTCCTTTTGCAGTAAGGCAGCTTCTTAATGACGCATTTGAAACGGGACAGCTTCAGGAATGGTTTGTATACGGTGGACAACCTTATAATTTTAGGTTAATTGCTACAGCAGAAGAACTTGCAGATTCTAATAAATTACAAAAATTAATTGATGCAATAAACTCTGTTAAAAATGAGCGAAGCAATCTGGAAGGGTATTATGCTTTTGGTACTCATGAAAGTTTGCGGAGCTTTACTCATGATAAGCTATCTGCTTATACACATCAAAAGATTGCTAGTGGGGAACCGCTTATATAACGCTTATATAATGGGATGGGGTGGTAGAATGCCAAATTATACTGAAAATTTAAACTTAGAAAAGCCATTACAATCAGAAGGCTATAATATTGATATTTTCAATAGCAATGCAGATAAAATTGACAACGAATTTGGTAAAGTAAACAACAAAATATCAGGAATCATCCAGAAATCTGCTGACGCTACTTTGACTACTGATGAACAAGGCATAATTGATGTTATATGTGGGGAGATAAACAGAACAATGACACTTCCTTCTGCGACAACGACGCATTTAATATACACTATTCGGAAGGCTGATGAAGGTACCGGATACGTGTACATTGTTGGTTCAAACGGAGAATTAATCAATGATGTTGACAAGGCTGTACTACGGTTTCAAGGCGAAGCAATGACACTTGTAAGTGATGGTGTGGGATGGAATATCATTGCAGAAAGACGGTCAGAAGAAGCGAAGATGTCATCTGCAGTCGAAGTGACTGCTTCAATATTCTCAGTAGGAGAAAACGCCGTTAATGGGCAAGTTAGCGTAGGTCTTGGTGGTAGGACATATACGAATTTGTTGGGTAGTGATGGGGATTTTGAAGTTGATAGTGACGCAAATGGTGTGGCTGATGGGTGGAGTTACTCAACAAGTAATGCAGTAGCATTAGATACAGACAGTATATTTGGGAATAAATCTCAAAAAATGACGTCATATAATGATGGTTCTACTACAGTTTCTAATTACTTACATCATAAAATTAACTTTAATGTAGATGATAAAATATATATTAGTTTATATGCGAAATATTCTACATTAGATTATAACCCAAAAATACAAATGTTTTTGAGAGACGGTTTGATTGGAAGTGTTTTATCTAGCGTTCCATCTTTTACTGTATCTAATGCAAATTACACTAAATATTCAACTATTTTACAGGCTACAGCCATAGGGGACAACCAAGGGATAGTTATTAGAGATGGCCATGATGCAACTACAACATCGTTTGATAGGTGGATTGATGGAGTTTTAGCGGTTAATCTTACTCAATTATTCGGTGTAGGGAATGAACCAACATTAGGAGAATGTGACCAAATATTTCATTTTATCAACGGCACTAAATCTACACTTAACACGAGATTGAGAAGTGTTGGGAAGAATTTGTTTGATAAGAGTAAAGCTGTGTATGGGTATGTTGTTAGTAAGCGAGATGGCACAATGATACAAAGGGAAAATTGTTATATTTCTGATTATATTAGAATACAGCCTTTGACAAATTATTCTCTATCAATGAATTATTTTCCTAGTAGCTATGCAGGTATAGCATTTTATGATGATAATAAAAATTTTATAGATGGGATTAACACAACCAGTCAATTTGTTACTCCTGCAAATGCTAGTTATATTGTATTTACAATTCCTCAAGAAAATAATCCCGACTCATGGACTTCAACTGATATAAATATTGTCCAGTTAGAAGAAGGCGACACAGCAACCTCATACGAACCATACAAAGAAAGCGTGTCATATATCACACTACCTGAAGGTGTAGACGGACTGCACTCACTTTTGAATGGCACTAAAGATGAAGTTAGTGATGGTAAGTTGTACAAGAGGGTTGCAAATGAAGGGGATATTATTAAATCTGCTACATCATGGACAGTTGCAAACGAATTAACTAATACAATTAGGTTTTATAAGAGCATATCAAGTCTTAGTATTCCATCTATTAACTCTT